GTTAACTATAAAAGCACTACAGAGGATGAATGTATCCTTTAAGGTTGTCATAGAGGAAAAGGAATTTTCAGATTACGCACAAGTGGTAAATTGTAACGATTTACTCATTTTGCCATTTTCGGATGCGGGATTAGTGCCTGCGAGGAATTGGATATGGGACTATGCTGCATCTATGGGTACACCGTACTTTTGGACCTTTGACGATAATATTCGGGATTTTTACAGGCTAAATAAAAATATAAAAGCCCGCGTCAAAGATGGGACAATCCTCAAAATCATAGAAGATTTTGTATCTCGTTATACCAATCTTTACATTGCCGGGATGCATTACGAATTGTTCGTGCCGAGAAAGTCAAAACATCCTCCCTTTAACCTGAATTCCAGGGTCTATTCTAACATGCTTATACGCACCAACATTCCCTATCGGAATCGTGGCGTGTATAACGATGATACTGATTTGTGCTTACGTATCCTCAAGGATGGGTTTTGCACTGTACTTTTTAACGCATTTCTTGTCGACAAAATAGAGACCATGCAAATTAAAGGCGGTAATACCCCCATTTATCAGGGTGACGGGCGTCTTAAAATGGCTCAGTCATTACAGAGACAGCACCCGGACGTTGTTAAAATAACTTGGAAGTTCGGGAAATGGCAACACCAAGTGGACTATAGACCATTCAAAAATAACAGGCTGAAGCGCAAAAGGGATGTGGTAATACCAGATCAGCCTGATGAGTACGGGCTGAAATTGGTTAAGGTTGATAATCATTAGATCGGGCTTGGGAGATAATACATGACAGACGCAAAAATCAAAATTGGCAAACTCAGTATATTTCGATCCCAGGCTGCCAATGCCAATGGACACACCGAACGCGGCTTAGGCGAGCTATCCAAAGCGTTCAGCGAGGTTGGTTATGTCGCTCCAATGACATCGGCTGCCAATGGAGAGATGCTGGACGGTAGTGCCCGATTGGAGACCGCCAGTACTCAATTTGCGGATGAGGCGTTAGTTATTCATCACGACGGCAAGCGGCCAATTGTGATGGTCAGGGATGATATTCCCGATGCTGACAGTCCGATTGCCAAGCGTATCAGTTACGGCGCTAATAGGATATTCGAGCTTGATCTAAATTGGACTCCCGAACAGGTGGCGGCTGATCTGGCGGCCGGCGTAAATTTTGATGGATTATTTACGGCTGACGAACAGGCTGAGATATTAGGCAAAATTGAACAGCCAAAGCAAGAGGATGTCGAACCGCAGATTGATCGAGTGGAGGAGTTGCGCCAAGAGTGGGGCACGGAGTTAGGTCAACTATGGGCCTTGGGTGATCATCGGTTAATCTGTGGCGATTGTACGGACAAGGCAGTGGCCGAAAGGGTGATGGGGGGAGAGTTGGCAGATTTAGGAGTAACATCTCCACCCTATGCCATTGGGAAAGAATACGAGATTGGAGTTTCGTTTGACGATCATTTGAAGTTATTAAGAGGCATGGCAGATAGATCGTTAGATACTATTAAGCCTGGTGGATTTTTCTTTGTAAATTTCGATGAGATTGCGCCACAATCTCACACTAAACCATTGACGGGTAGCAATAGACAATGTATATATCCTATTTCCAGAGACTATTGGCAGATTTTTCACGTAGAGCGAAAAATGGATTTATACGCTCAAAGAATTTGGTACAAACCATTCAACAGATTAAGACAGCCATTTTGGACTTATCATACCAGTATCCCGCATCATCAAGAATGGGAACATATTTGGACGTGGAGGTTACCCGGTGGCGATTCGGACAAAGTTTGTGATTGGGATATTAGCGTAAGAGCCGTATGGGATACTAGGGACGAATCTACTGATGACAAACCGCTAACAAGGCATATTGCCGCTTTTCCGGTAGGCATACCGGAAAGGGCTATAAAGGCTCATTCTCAATTGACTGATATAGTGTGGGACCCCTTTCTCGGCTCAGGGACGACTCTAATCGCTTGTCAACAGTTAGGCCGTCGTTGCCGGGGGATCGAGATAGACCCAAGCTATGTAGCGGTCACGTTGCAACGCTATTTTGATATGACCGGCGATAGGCCGCAGTTAAGTAACTTGTAACATAGGATTTGTATGAGCAAAACAGGCGGCCCTACCCGCACCAAAATCCAAAGAGAATATGATCTTGAAGAAGTATCCGCACTCTACCTGCAAGGTTGGGTACAGGTCCGCATTGCCGAACATATCAATAAAATCCGTAACTACGATATTACCCAACAGACTGTTAGCCGCGACCTTAAGACTATCCAAGAGCGTTGGTTTGCCTCATCGCTCCGAAACTTTGACGAGGCCAAAGCCCAAGAGATTGCTAAAGTGGACCATCTCGAACTGGTGGCCTGGGAAGCGTATCAGTCATCCATTAAGCCGATTATCAAACAAAAAATATCCAAAAAAGTAGACGGTCAAACTACCGAGGCCACTCAGGAGGCGTATCGCGGTTACGGTGATGTCCGCTTTTTGGAGATGGTCTACAAGTGTATTGACCGACGTTGTAAGCTGCTTGGACTGGACGCTCCGGTACGGCAGGACGTAGACATAACCAGCGGCGGTAACACACTGGGCGAATCGCTCGAAAGGTTGATTGCCAAATCTTATGGCCATAACTCAAATTGACGCCTATCAAAATTGCATAAATCTGGCTGTCAAAATCGGTATAGAAGAAGATCAGCTAAGGCGCTTCTTGATGGCCGGCTATGTTCCTCAGCCAAGGCAAATGGAATTTCACGCCTTGGCCCGGCAAGCCGATAATCTTGATGGGCCAGATCGAATTGGCTATGGCGGCACGCGTGGACAAGCTAAATCGCATGCTGTTTTGGCGCAGGCAATTATAGATGATATGCAAAGGCGTGATGGGCTAAAAGGTCTCTACCTTCGCAAAATTCAAAAGCGGGCCAGAGAATCCTTTGAGGATTTACGGCGCAAGATTCTGGCCTATACATCACATAGGATGACGCAAGGATTGCTTAAACTTCCTAATGGCTCATTCATCGTGTTGGGCGGTTTCCACAGCGAGGCCGAGATTGATAGCTATCTGGGCCTTGAGTATGATTTTGCCATATTGGAGGACGCCACGGTTTTAAGCAGGACAAAATATGATGCTATCCGTGGCAGTGTGCGTTCTTCCAGAGACGATTGGCGGCCTCGTCTTTATGCTCCGGCTAACCCTGGTGGTGTTGGGCACGGCTGGTACACTGACGAGTTTACCAAAGACAAGTCAGACCAAACCGCTTTTGTCCACACTCAAATGGGCGACAATGTTTTTATCAATCCAGAATATGAGGATTACCTTAATGGGTTGACCGGCTTTTTGCGCAAAGCCTGGCGTGATGGAGATTTTTCAATCTCGGCCGGCCAGTTCTTTACCTCGTTCTCGGAGGACACACACGTTATCGAACCGTTCCCCATCCCGGCTGACTGGGAACTAATAGGCGCGCTAGATCATGGTAACGCTCACCCCACAGCCGCTTACATTATGGCCAAATCCAATGATGGGACAATTTACATTATAGCCGAACACGTAGCCGGTAGAACACCTATCGCAGTCCATGCTCAAGCGATTAAACAGATGTTGACCAGTATGCCGGGCGGTCCATTTGCCGTCTCTCATCTACGCTCGTTTGTAGCCGGCGGTGATGTATTTGCCGAAACGCGCAAAGACGGCGGGACGGTGGCCAAGGATTATCAACACGAGGGGATTAACTTGAGAATGGCTAACAGTGCCAGAGTACAAGGTGCGCAAGAGTGGCAAAAACGCTTGGGCGATTCGAGATTTGACATTGAGCCAACGTTATTTATTTTTAACACTTGCGCCAGACTGGTAGAATGTATACCAGATATGCAGCACGATCCAAGACGGCAAGAGGATGTGCTTAAGGTAGATGCTGACATAAATGGCGATGGTGGCGATGACTGTTATGACGCTACACGCTATGGACTAATGGAATTTGCCAAACCGATGGGATGGGTAAGGGGTAGATGATGAGACAAGTAAAATCACTTGAGACGGCGGAGCAGGAGATTGAACGTCAAAATGGTGTTATCCAATCCAAGCAACCGCGGCTTAATGATACATCACCAGATCAATTTTATATGTCCGTGATGCGATTCGCAAAACTCAGTTATATGGATCAGCCAGAGTACAAAAGTGATAGCCGAACTCGTGATAGGTGGCTAAGTAACATTTGGCGGCAAGAGCCAAACTTGGCCGGGGTGTTAAACAGTGTGGTAGCGATTGATAAAAATCGAGGCTGGTCATTGATTGGCGGCCGAAATATGGTCAGACGCTATACCGATGTTTTGCACAACGCAGAGGATGGTGCGGGCTATCGAGCATTTACGTCTCTGGAAGCGCAATCGTTTTATAGTACCGATATAGGAGGCATAGCCGAGGTAGGCAGGGAAGGTATTGATGGTCCGATGCAAGCGCTGTGGTATGTTGACCCAACGCGCTGTGTCCTATCGGGTAATTCCGAATATCCGCTTACCTATTACCCAAATCGCGGCAAGCGGCAAAAATGGCAAGCGAGTGATTACTTTCGCACATCGTCCTTACGCTCTATAGATGAGGCTTATAACCAACTTGGTTTTTGTGCGATCAGTCGGGCAGTGGCGTTAGTACAGACATTGATTGCCGTCTATGAGTACGACCAGGAGCAATTGGGGGCCAGAGCGCCACAGGGGTTGTTGCTCTTGCATGGCATACAACAAGAGCAATGGGATCAGGCAATGCGGTCGCGTGAAGCTGACCTTACCGCCAAGGAGCGACTATACTATGGCGGCGTAGAGGTATTGGCCTCGATGGGGACCGAAAAAGTGGAGGCCAATCTCGTGGCGCTATCCAGTTTGCCGGCAAATTTTAACCGGCGTGAGTTTGTTGATCTGATAATGTTTGGCTATGCCCTCTGTTTCGGTTATGACCCCACCGAATTTTGGCCGGTACAATTTGGCGCGCTGGGACGCGGACGCGAGTCTGAAGTGCAGCACGATAAAGCTACCGGCAAAGGCGGCAAAGATTTTAGCCTGGCGTATCAGGAGAACTTACAAAAGGAATTACCGGCTACAATCCATTTTGAATTTGACGAACGCGATGACGTTGCAGAACTAACCGCGGCTGAGGTGGCATTAGCTAAAGAGACCGTTATTACCGGGATGTATGAGAGCGGGCTGCAATACGGTCAGCCTCTCATCAGCCGAGATGAGGCGCGGTCATTATTGGCCGAGGCGAATTTAATCCCCCGTGAATGGACATTGGTCGAAGAGGAGAGCGAGGCCACTGATATGGAGGCGGTCAGGGAACGAGCCAGGGGATTATTGGAAATCCAACGACTGGCCTATAAACATCCAAGAGAGTCTATTGTTATTTACGACTGGCCCAAATGCCAGCAAAGGGTTTTGTGGCATCGGGCGGAGGATATGCTTATGCGTAGTGTATGGCCCGTCAAGCGACAGGCAAAGGTATTATACGAAGATGAGGACAGTGACATTATCATTACCGAAGAGGATGTTGACGCCGCCATAGAAAACGCAGACGAGGAACTTAAGCCGTTTCTCGATGCGAAAGAAATTGAATGATAATTACCAAGAAAATTTACAACGATGAAGGCCGGCTTATCTCCGAAGTGGCCGCCTGTGATTGTGGGCCAATTTGGACTTGGACAGATTTAATTGTAGGCGTACTGGGAGCGTTTATATTTTTCGCTCTGACGGCAAACTGATGAATCATAGATTACAAGTGGGCGGTTTATGGGACGAGATTGGCAAACTCCAATTTGATTTTATGATCAAGCAAGGTCTTAAGCCGCACCATAAATTACTTGACATAGGTTGTGGTTGCTTGCGAGGCGGCATACGTTTTATCGAATACCTTGACGAAGGCAATTATTACGGTATCGACAAAGATGCTGATTTACTCAAGGCCGGCAAGATGGAGGCGAAAGCGGCCAACATAGGACACAAGTTGTTTTACCTTGAGCTGGATAGCGGCTTTGAGTTCGATAGACTTGGGGTCACTTTTGACTTTGCTATAGCGCAATCGGTTTTTACGCATCTCAGCCTAAACGAAATATTGTTATGTTTAATCAATCTGGAAAGAGTTTTAGACGGTGTATTATATGCCACTTTTTTTAATTGCCGTGATCTTGCGGCTTATGGCACGACCGTAAGTCATCTCTCAAGTGATAATCAAACTGTAAATACACAGGCGTTCGGGCGGTCAACGCACTACACGTTTGAGATGTTGGATCAGGTGGCGCGGTGGGCAAATATGAAAGTTAAATATATAGGCGGTTGGGGTCATCCTCGCAGGCAAGAGATGGTAGCATTTTACAAATGATTGTTATTATCCTTGGTATGCATCGCTCCGGCACGTCTATGCTATCCTCTATTATACATACGTTTGGTATCAGCATGGGGCCTGCCATTGATCTTAAGCGCAATAATCCGCAGTCACAACCATTGGGCTATTGGGAAGATCAGGGCTTTGTGTCGCTCAACACTCAGATTATTAAGGCGGCCGGTGGTGATTGGTATAACCCGCCAGGCCGCATAAAAATACTAACAGCCTCTATAGGCTACCGCGATCAAATCAGTGAGCTTATCGAGCGGCGCAACGAGGCAAGCAATTGGGGGTGGAAAGACCCGCGCAATTGTCTATGTATCGAGTGTTATCAATACGCGCTTAATCCGTTGCCCGATGTACGTTATGTCCAGATTGTCAGACGCAAAGAATCAATTATCGATTCTCTCATCAGGCGCGGGGATAGGGCCAGGAATTGGCCCAAGATAATTGATGAGTATGAGCGCAGAGTAAGGGATTTTTTTAATCGCTATCAGGTCGGTCGATACATTGTCAGCTACGAGGACGTGCTAAAACATCCTGATTATGAGATGCGGCGACTTGGTATATTTTTGGATATACACGATCCGGATTTGATAAATGCGGCAATCAGGAGGATTAAACCTTAATGCCTTGGTTTTGGAACAAGACGGCTAAACGCTATTATAATTCTGACAATGGTCAATTCCTGTCATTCGGCCGGGCGCTCGATCTGGTTGATCAATCATTGGCGGCTAGTGGTAATCGGTCAACGCGATTGGCGGAACTGGTAGGCAATAATGAGATAGCGCCTATCGACTGGCGCAATCGATTCCGGCAAGAGCTAAAAGAAGAATATATTAGACAATCAATCTTTGGGCGCGGTGGACGCGACAGGATGACGCAATCCGATTGGGGGCGGGTTGGCCGACAACTAAAAGATCAATATGCGCTATTAGATAATATTGCCGCCCGAATAGCCGAGGGAGAATTTAGCGAGGCTCAGATTGCGGTTATCCAGCGGGATTTTATCAACAGCGCCCGACAAAGCTACGAGCAATCCAAGGCGGTTAGTCAGGATGTGCCATACGGACAATTGCCGGCAATGCCCGGAGATGGAACGACGGAATGTGTGTCCGGATGCAAGTGTTCGTGGCGATTTGAGTTTACTACAACCGAGGTGTTGGCCTACTGGGGTTTGGAGAGCGGTGCCAAACATTGCAATACATGTCTTGAGCGAGCCAGAGAATGGAATCCATACAGGATATTACGAGGGTGAAAATGGTAGTCAAAGAGACCGTTAAACAACCGATGTTGTTGACCAAAGAGGAGATAAAACTTATCGAGCGACTTAGGCAATTGTGTCGTCGCTCAAAGGGTTGCTTGGTTATCGTAGAGCCAAGTCATCATCTATCCTGGTATGTGACAAACGACAAAGAATCTAGTTGACTATTGTTTTATTATTATGTATAATTGTTATTAAATATATCCGGTGAAACATTTGAAACACTGGCCTTTTTAGATAAAGGCCAGTGTTTTTTATTCGGGGAGACACAGATGAAAGATCAAGAAAAGCGAACACTGTTAAACAAGATAGCCGACTGGCTTGGTCTTGGCGCTACTCATCGGGCAATTAAGGACGTTGAGGCGTGGGATGGGGCGGCGAGTAACTATAGTAGCACCGAGGCATACTGCAACGCTTGTCTGATCAATGTCAATGCCGGCGATCCTGAAGATTGGACACAGGCCAATTGCAAACTCCCAATTCGGGAGGAGGGCGACGGCGAAGGCACGTATGTGCGTCAGGCGGTTTTTGCAGCGGTGGGCGGGCGTGGAATTACTGCGGTGGAAAAACCGGCTGATGTATCGCAGGAGGATTGGGACAGTGCGGTCATGTCGGCAGCGTCCAAACTAGTGCAAGCCTATGACGAAATGGAGGAGGACGCGCCCGAATCTGTAACAGAGATTGCGCGGGCACTATCATCTTCCCAGCTTTGGACAATAGTCTCCGAGCAACTTGAGGAGATGTATGAATATGACTATTGGCCAATGGATATCTATTTTGACGATATGGGTATGCCGTTTGTGGTGGTTGCGGTGGACGGCAAACTTTACCGGCACTCTATTATATTAGATGAGGATATGACTACCGTCAGTGAGGCTATCCCCGTGATGCAAGAGTTTATTCCTACTGCGCGGACCACGACCACTATCAAGCGTATGGATAGCGGCCGGTGGCGCTGGTTTAGCGTCTCGGCCTCGTCTGTCCTTAATCGAGTGGGAGAGATAGATAGCCGGGATTTATTTGACAGTTTTGTAACGCACGCCGAAGAAACGGGCGAGTATCCAATCAGGCAATTTTATCATGCGGGTGATGCGTTCAGGGTCGGTCAGGCGGATTTTTTGGCGCGTGATGATAACCTCTATATTACAAGCGGACTATATGATCAGTCTGAGATTGCGGAGCGCGAGATCAGAGCGCGATTGAAAGAGCCTGAGTATTGGGGGGATAGTATCGGGTATATCCCGACTGACAGGCCGGAGATGCTTGAGATAGCCAAAGGTGTAAAAATTCCCGTCTATCGGGCGGGGGTCAACAAAGAGATTTCGACACTGCCGGAAAGGGATGCAGCGAATCTTTTTACGGCAAATACAAATTTAGTGAGGCGGACAATGACATTAGTAGGTAAATCTAAAGAGGCGTTTATAAAATTGTTTGACGGGAATGAGGATGAGGCCGACCGGTGGCTTGAAGAACATGCCGAAACGCGAAACCGGGCAATTGAGGATGATGATCTGATCACGCGAGCCGGCAAGGAAGTTACGGAAGTGAAGGAAATTGAGCAGGAGATTGTCGAACAGGAGATTGTCAACGAATTGTCCGACGAGGACATTGCGCGGGCATTAGGACAATCCGAGTCGATGAGACAATTGGTAGCGACGATTGATAGTTTAGTCACGCAGCTTGAGGCCAACGAGCAAGCCGGTTTACAGCGACAAAAACAACTGACCGACCAATTGCAAAAAATGGCTGACCGTCTTGAGGCACTTGAGGCCGATGACGAGGTTAAGCAGCGCGAGTGGCTGGACAATCGGCCCCGACAATCCGGTAATAATGTAAAATATATCATCAGACCGCGCATTGAGCGGGCGGCTGAAGATGAACAAAAAATGTCAGTGGCCGACGTTATGGCGGCTAAGGGCGTTCCGAACTATTAAATTTTTTAGAGTGTATGTAAGCGAGGTATTGGGATGACAACAAGATTGGCAAAAGATGCGATACGCCTTAATCCTAACGGCGTGCCCGCTCCGGCGGTGAGGGGGTATACTCCCCAGATCATTCAACGGCAAAGCTCGGTCAGCACCCTGGCGTCACCGTTTGGATGTTGTAATTTTTTTGATCAGTGTAATGACGAGATTCTGACCCTTTCTTTTGGCGGCGCTTTGGGCCTGCTGGACTGGATGGGCTTTAACTCGTCTGAGGATTGCTATCGGTCGATTGAGTTTATTGATTACGTTGGGCCAAGCGGCACTGCCGCCCGCAGTGCTACAGGTGGCGCAATTAGTGCCCCTTGTGATGATCCCAATGGGATCGAGTTTGGGTCTTGTAAATTGACCGTTGAGGATTTTGGTCTTTACGGGCGCGAGGGACCAACGCGCCAAATTTTCAAGCCAAAAAAATATTGCAAAACCTATCCGACCTACCGGCTTGATGGGACACCCGTTGAAACAGAAAACGAGTGGGACATGGTGTTTACAATGAACACCATGCTTGATGACATCAGACGCGATCTGGTCAGCGGCAACGACGCCAACGCCGGCGAGTTTGACGGGTTGGAGAATTGGGTCAAAACCGGTTACGATTGTAGTGCAATTAACTCCACGGTCATCAACTGGAACGGGAATCCAATGAGTGGTGGCGCAGGTATTACGGTTAATGGTGTAGCGGCCCCGGCCGGCTTTGACATTGTGGATTTTTTACGTGACGCCAAAAACCAAATAAAGCAGCGTATCAGTTGGTCGCCGCTATTACGCAATCAACAAATGCAAGTCGGCGATATGATCTTGGTGATGCCCTGGCACTGGGCCTTGTGTCTGCTGGACTTTTACACTTGTTGGTCCGTATGCGCCGATGGTGATCCGCAGGTATTTCTTAACTCCCTGGATGGTCGCTCCTTCCGCGATCAGCTTAACGGTGGTCTATTTGGAGCTGGTTACATTATGCTTGATGGTGATGTTATCCCGATCTTGGCCTATGACTGGGATTTGATCAAAGGACCCAAAACGGCAGACATGTATTTACTAACCGGCGCGGTTGGTAGCTTCCGCATCTGGGAGGGGGAATATCTTAGCGCTGACGCCTCATTAACTTCATTTTTCAGCGATCCGAGCGCGGGTGCTGACGCCTATTTTTCTACCGATGGCGGTCGTGTTCTGGGTCGTGTCGATACCAACAACCTGTGTCGATCAATGAAACTATGGATGTCGCTCAGACTGTTTTGCCGAGCGCCCTGGGCGCAAGTCCGCTTCCAGAACGTACAATGTGAGCGGGCGCTTTCGCCGCTATCACCTGATCCTCTGGAAAGCTCGTTCTATCCTGACAGTTCATTTAGCGTCGCCGACTGTCCATAATTTTACATAAGTAGGGGAGCGTTAAAACTCCCCTACTGCAACCAAAATGATTTATACCAAGTCGCTCCTAAAACAGTTAGAGATAATAATGCCGCCCGGTAACGGCCAACGACATAACATAACTATTAACGAGTGGGGTGATCTGGTAGTTACGCTGATGTTGGGGCGACGGCACGAATCTCTTATAATTGAGGAAGGTGACATTATGCCTGTAGATAAATTGGCTAATGAGATCAAGCGAGTAGCGACGAGATGAATCTAACGGTAGTCATCCCTTTTTTTAACGGTCACAAAACAATCCACCGGCTTTTGGTTTCGCTACCGCCTCGTCTGTCTGTTATCATAGTAGATGATCTAAGCGACAATCCGTTAGAGGATATTACCGGCGTGGAGATTGTCAGGCCAAAAACAAAGGGCTATTTCACCGGCGCAGTCAATCGGGGAATCGAAGCGTGTGATACCGATGTCCTGATCTTGAATCAGGACATTTGGTTTAACGGGGAGGATTGGCTCAAGGAGTTAGAGGCACTGAGCGAATCCTATGATGTTATAGGTGATCCGGTAGCCGGTCATCCTGCCTGGGCCGAAGGTTATATACAAGGCACGTTTATGTATATCAGCCGGGCGTGTATCAATAGGACGGGATTATTAAACGAGCGTGACTATCCGCTGTGGGGTAGTACCTGCGAGTATCAGCTTAGAGCTTGCCGAAAAAATTTTAAGGCGCATCCCTGGCCCGGAATCAAAGGGTGGATGGGCCATGAGGAACGCAGACGCAGTCAGTTTGGAGCGGCCATTACCGAGATGCTGCAACGCGAGCCGGAGAGCAAAGCGCAATTTATTCGCACACCTCCGGCTATTAGTGTTATAGTACCTTGCTACAATTATGGTAAATATCTACCTGATTGTATCAACAGTTTGATAGGCGGCCCCACCTGCCTGGGAGAAATGGAAGGCCAGACATTCCAGTCGTTTGAGATTATTATCGTTGATGATTGCAGTTCTGATGATACGCCCCAAATCGCTCAGGGGATTGCAGACGCTTGGAAGGGCATCCATTATATCAGACTGCCTAAAAACGTGGGGACGCCCGGCGCAATCAATGCGGGTATAGCCAAAGCCAAAGGTAAATTTATCACAATTCTTTCTGCCGATGATATGCGCGAACCGTGGGGGTTGGAGAATCTTTATCGAGCGGTGGAGAAAGATAAGACTCTGGTACCTTATGATGATATGACTATCATCAAAGGTGGGGAGCGAGTCCACTATCAGCGATTGAAAGAGTACGATTTTGATAGACTCATTTACAAAAATCAGATGCCGGCCGGGATTATGTTTGATCGAGGCGCCTGGGAAAAGGTGGGCGGTTATCCTGAAGAGATGAGTTTTGGGCGCGAGGATTGGGGATTCGCAGTGGCGCTGGGAGTTAACGGCTATTGTGGTATCAGGTTAGACTCGCCTCCCGGCTATCTATATCGGCGCGAGAAACAAAATAGAAGCATGCGTAATCAGGGAAGCACCTGGTATCAGCGATTTTTGAGACAGATTCAAAATCGCTTCCCGGAGATTTATAAGGGGAATAAACCTATGTCGTGTTGTGGTGATAGAAATAAGGGGGGGCAGCCGGTGAAAGCTAATGTGAAAAAGGCAATGGGCGGTACAAAATCCGCATTGCCAGGGTCAAGCGGTTTTGTGCTAATTGAGTATGTTGGTAGTAATGCCGGTGACATGAAATGGCGACCGCCTAACACTACGACCAAGTATGTTTTTGGCGGCGCGAAACAGTTGGGCAATATAGCCAAAGAACATCTTAACTGGTTTCTTGGCTTACGCGAGAATCAGAAGCCGCTTTTTAGAATCGCTTTAGCTGAACCGGTAACGATCACTATCAAGCAGGCGGCAACTGTCAATCAGACCAAACCACCAAAATACGATCATCTGGTAGAGTACTACACGTATAGTTTGGCCAAGTTAAAGACATTGACTTTACAACCTGACGAATGGCAACATTTGCTAGACATCGAATCGGGTAAGACCAGTCAACGAACAACGGTTATCAATTGGCTAAATGCTCAAGTAGAGGTGATGATTGCCTGATTGGTTTTTGTTCGCGCTGCTAACTCTGGTAGTCTATAGAGCATCTCAATTGCTTGTTTATGATGATGGCCCATTCGATTTGATTTTTAGATTTCGCGCAAGGGTAGGCGTTTATACCCTTGATCAAAATGGAGAGCCAACATCAGCGGTCGGCAAACTGTTTGCTTGCCCTTACTGTGTAGGATTTTGGTTGGCGGCATTGGCGGCTTTGACGGTAGCCGGTAGTGGTAAAAGTTTTATCATCCTGTGGTTGGCCATTGCGGGCGGTCAAACATTTTTGGAGGCATATCATGGCAAGAGGTGACCCAGTTGAATTTGTCAGGGAGATAAATGGCGGCGCAAAATATCAGCGTGTCGGGAATCGTGTCCAGCTTGAGGACGCCTATGGAGCATCTATTTCTATCCCGTCACTTGACGCTTTTGGCAGAAGTCGAATAAGCCAACCTTATACACTGTTTGATAGTAAGCAAGTCTGGAACGATCCGGGTTTGGCAGACAATGTTGAAAACTACCCGTTGTTTTGGGACAACCAGCAGACGGCTGGTGGCGGCACGACTACGACATTTAACGTTAACCGGGCCAGTACTACACTGTCAGTCTCGGCCAGTACGGCCGGCACACGAGTACGACAAACCAAACAGCGATTTAACTATCAGCCCGGCAAGTCACAGCTTGTTATCCTGACTGGTATATTTGGGAGTACGCCCAGTGGCGTGACCAAACGATACGGGTATTTTGACAGTAGTAATGGTTTCTTCTTCCAGAATATCGGCGGCACATGGTCTGTGGTTATCAGATCGTTTGTAACAGGTGCGGCAATTGACCGTACTGCCAATCAAGCCGACTGGAATATTGACACCCTGGACGGCAATGGGCCAAGCGGAATTAACATTAACCAGTTAACTGCTCAGATATTTTTTGTTGACTTCGAGTGGCTGGGAGTTGGTGATATGGCGTTCGGGTTTTTTGTTGACCGGCAACCGATCTATTGCCACGTTTTCAGGAACGCAAACATATTAACATCTGTCTATATGTCAACGCCTAATCTGCCGATCAGAGCCGAGATTATCAATAGTGGTGCCGGCGCGGCGAGTCAATTGGAGCTTGTGTGTACCACGGTCGTCAGCGAGGGAGGTGTACAGCCAAACGGAACGATGCGTTTTGCGGACATTGGTGACACGCCAGCGGAAGACATATCTGCGCCAACGGCAGGGCAGGCTTATGCCCTTTGTGGTATACGGTTAAAGACGGCCTATCTATCAGCCGATGTCAAGGAGAGTTTCATCTCGGTCATCGAGAACTCCGGGGCTAACAATGCGTTCATTTGGCGATTGCATTTTAACCCGACGATTGCAGTGGCATTAACCTATGCAGATGTGGCAAAT